ATGGGGCTGGCGCTTGTTGCCTCCCCGCAGGGTGTAAACGATTCAATCAGATGTTGCATCAGTTCGCGGGCACGAAACAAGGGCCAGCTACGAACGGGGACATAATCACACGGGATGCAACATGTAATTGTATTGGCCGTGCGCTTTGGTGGTACGGATGGAAACGGTATGCCCGTCAATAAATTTGATGGTGATACCGCTCCAGCTGATACCGGCAGGCGTGTCGAAATGAACCATACCTCCAGAATCCGGCTTTGGAATCTCAGCTTGAAACACACTAAAGACTTCGGTGGCCGACCTGACGCCCTTCAAGCTGCCATTGGCTTGAATGGAAAATTCCTCGCTGAGCACGATGCATATTGAACCGCTCCGTTTAAGCAGGTCTTCGATCCGGGGCGTCAGCTGTTTTCGGGTCGGAATGATCAGCGCATAAGAGTCCTGCCCAAGCAGACTGATATTCCTGACGCTTTCAAGAAGTTCGTCCGGGTCATTTTTGAAGGTCAGATAAACCGGAAAGCTGTAACCGGCGGTCGGCGTGTAGTCACCCACACGGCAAACGCCGGAAATGCCGTCGAGCGTATTTTCGTTGAGTGTGATTCCCAGCCCGGAACAGATGCTTTTGTGGAAAGCTGACCGGTTCAGTGTGTAGACCAGCACATCCTTCTTATTTAGGCCGTAAGGCTTCTCTTCCCGCTCAGGGCAAACGGCAACGATATCATCGGCTGCATGCTCGACAATTTTTCTGGGGCAACCCAATCCACAGTCCGTTCGGCAATTGACAGCGGAGGCACGCTGCTTGGTCAGCTGCAGGAATTTTGTCTCGAATCCATTGAAGCTGCTCCAAGCACTAAACGCATTCTGCCATTCACACCACGGCGCATTCTGCTTCGGGTGCTCTTCCAAGAATTGCCACAGCCGGGTTTCACTCACCATTGGCCTCCGAGTCGGAAATAACAAACCCACGGCGAATCAACCATTTTTCGAGAACTTCCGCATCATCATCCCGTTTGAATTGAGCCCGGTTTCCGGAGCTGAGGGTAACGGTTCTTGGAGTTTTGGAATCGGAAAATCTGATCTGGAAGCTGGCCTTGCTCAGTCGTCCGCCGTTGGGAATGCTCCGGTCACGCTCTGCCAGTGAGGCAAAGATATCCTCGGCTTTCCGGATCTCTATTTCTTTATGTGTTCCGCCACGGAATATCTGGAACTCCTTAAGGCGCACCCAATCGATCCCGTCAATATCATCACACAGAATGGATGCGGCTCCGGATTCCCTCAGCGGCTCCAACGTAAATTTGCTCTTCCCATCGAAAAACTCGGCATCACCAAAAAGGTGGAAGCCAAATTTGGTACGGTACAGCTCCTTTTCACCTTTGGAGCGTGCATTCATCCGGATCTCACCGTTTTCAGGGTTGTAAACAATCACGTCATATTTTTCCGGCCGATAGAACAGGCTGGCGGATTCACCATCCTTAATAATGGACTCCCGAGTAAAAGGCTCTCCATGACGAACGAGGAACCAGACAAAATCCTCTTTCACATAGACGAATACCTTGGAAGCCCGGCCACGGCGCTTCTTGGCGAACCATTCGTCCATATCAGCTTCAAGGGCGGTAATGGTTTCTTCAGTTGGCTCCTCAAAATCCGGGATGGTTGCTCGGGTGCATTTGAAATACTCGAAAGAGCGCGGGCGGAAAAGGAACTGTTCGGCATGAAGACGCTCGATAATGTCACGATCCTGAATCCAGACCTGCAGAGCCATGTCACCGTATGCCGTCTCTTCAGCGATACTGACATCGATCTCGGTATCCGCTATGGCATCCTGTATCAGGTCGAACCCTTCCTGCGTCGACTCTCGTTGATGTAATAGAGAGCTTCCGACATCTCAGGCGGTGTGCTGGTGTTCGGATTCAGCAGCACGTTGCTCATTAGTGAATAGTCCAGTCCGTTCTTGTCAGCTGCCGATGGCAACTCTATCCCTCGCCCGGATAGATATTCGGTGTAGGGCTCAAAAAATGTGATCAGATGGCTCCGGTCGATCTTCCGGAGCATTTCCGGCTTTGAAAAGCGGCGAAGGTTTAAAGTTGCCATTAATTTCTCCTGTTTTTTTAGCTTATAGCTGTCCTTACATAGTGTTCTCTCAAATTCGTTTACGGCCCACCACTTTGCCGAGAATCCTCAATTCATCCTCAGGTTTGACCCTGATTGGTTTCAGTCTCGGATTCTCCGGGACCAGCTCGATGAGCTCATTTTCAATTTTCAGCCTTTTGACCGTGGCTTCATCGTCAAGCAGAGCAATAACGATATCACCATCTTCTGCAATCGGCTGACGCCTCACAATGATCAGGTCGCCGTCATTTATCCCGGCGTTGATCATGCTGTCACCTCGTGCGTACAAGGCAAAGCACTTGCCTGATCCAACCACAGATGCTTCCACCAGAACCTCGCCCGTGATGTTCTCCTGAGCAAAGATCGGATGACCGGCTGCAACTGTACCGACTATCGGGACAGCCACAAGAGCGACCGCGTTTGTCTGGGGAGGTTTGGCTACGCTTAGACCGCGAGCTTTGCCTTCCTCTCTTTTCAAATAACCCTTGCGAACCAGCTGGTTGATCCGGTCATGCACGCTGGCATGACTGATTCCAAAAGATTCGCTCAAATCCTTAACCGTTGGCGGATACCCTTTGGCTGAAACGTACCGGCATATTTCATCAAGTGTTTCCTGCTGCAACGGCGTAATGTCGTTTTCTCTGTTTCTGCCCATAGCGTACTCCTTCCTTATAAAAAGACAGAGAGCCCCAGTTTGGGCCGAATAACATGCAAATATACGACCTTACGTCCATAAGGTCAAGAAATCTTATAAATAAAATTTCCGACGGACTGAACTCCCTCCCGGTAAGTAACCTCCGAAAGTTCCGAAGGCTCGCTTCGGACATGAGTTGAAAACCAGACAATTAGCCGGATGCCAGGCAGAGGCGGTTGTGGGTGCTGAAAAACGCGCATCCCAACCGCCTTTTGTTTTTGGCACCCGCAGCTTTATTCGTCGGCACCGGCCCAGCGGAGGCCCTTATGCTTGATGTGGAATTAGCACCCGAAAACCCTTACTCAGACCAGTTAACCGATGCCCAATTGCCGGATGCTGAGCGTATTACACCGGAGCAGCGGCTGGATGCCATTGCAGCGATTCTGGCCATTGCCGCCCTCAGAAGTCGGTATCGTAAGGGCAATAATGCCAATAACTTAAAGAATATTGCAGATTTTTCCGGAACCTTCAGAGAAGGACTTGATTCTTCTGCGAGAAAGAGCGTCATTCATGACAACCGAGTCCTGTATTCGAATATAAGGAGTTGAAAATGAATGACTTGAAAAACAAAAACATGGAGCCGACCAAGACCTCGGTGTTGAGGCAATTGGCCACGCTCCAGAGTATGAGCCTTGATCAGCTCAAAGAGAAATGGCTGGATCTTTATGGAACCGAACCACCCCAGTACAAGAAGCAGTTTCTGGTGAAACGGCTGGCGCACCGTATTCAGGAACTCTTTTATGGAGGTCTGTCGGAGCAGGCAAAAAAACACCTAAAGAAAATTTCCGAAACCGATCCGGTTGCAACCGTAATCCGCAAGATCCCGGAGGAACGGAAATCACAGGAGGCTATCCTGTCGGGCACTCGCTTTGTCCGGATCTGGAACGACCATCGCTATGAAGTGATCGCCCGGGAAAACGGCTTCGAGTATGACGGCCGCATTTTCAGATCCTTAAGCGCCATAGCAAGGGAAATTACCGGCACCCGTTGGAATGGAAAGATCTTTTTCGGTCTGAAGAGCAGTCATAGAAAAAAGGAAGGTGGTCCGAATGCTTAATAACAACAATACCCAGAATGGCCAATGCAAGACGCTTCGGTGCGCCATCTATACCAGAAAAAGTCACGAGGAAGGCTTGGAGCAGGAATTCAATTCACTCGACGCACAGAGAGAGGCGGCCGAAGCCTACATTGAAAGTCAGAAGCTTCGGGGCTGGAGAGCCATCCCTTACCGATACGATGACGGCGGATTTTCCGGCGGGAGCATGGAACGTCCGGCACTTCAAAGGCTGTTGGTTGATATCGATGACGGTAAGATCGATGTCATCGTCGTTTACAAAGTCGATCGACTGTCCCGCTCACTGCTGGATTTCATGAAGATGATCGAGCTCTTTAACGAAAAGGAAGTGAGCTTCGTATCAGTTACCCAGCATTTCGGTACCACAGACTCGACGGGCCGAATGTTTCTGGGAATCCTGATCACCTTTGCCCAGTACGAACGGGAGGTCATCGGTGAACGTATCCGGGACAAGGTTGCCGCCGCAAAACGCCGTGGAAAATATTGTGGCGGACCTGCTGTTCTCGGTTATGACGTGGACCGTGAAAACAAGAAACTGCTGATCAACCAGAGCGAGGCCCCGCTGGTGAAACTCATATTCAGGCGATACACGCAGGTGGGATCGGCCAAGAAGGTGGCGCAGGAACTCAACGAGCAAGGATACAAAACCAAATCATGGACCACCAAGAAGAAAAAAGAACGGGTCGGAACCGAATGGAATACGGCTCAGGTGTACCGCCTTCTCAACAACAGGCTCTATATCGGGGAGATTGCTTACAAAGAGAACAACTACCCGGCTGAACATGAAGCGCTGGTTGACCAAAATACATGGGACAAGGTTCAGGCCCTTCTATCTGAAAACAATCGAACCAAGATGAGCAAGGCCCGGGTGAAAATGGTCTCCCCTTTGAGTGGTGTAATCCGATGCGGACACTGCGATAGCGCCATGGGCATCACCTATACCAACAAAGGCGACCGGCGCTACTCCTATTATATATGTGAAAAGGACACCAAACGTGCTGTCAGCCGATGTCCATTGAAGCGAGTTCCAGCCGGAGACATCGAGTCCGTGGTGCTCGAGCAACTCGGTGCCGTGTTCAGAACACCGACCTTGGTGGCTAAAACCTACTTTGCCGCCAGAGAGATAGAGGCTGAAGAGCGGCAGCGCCTGCAGGCCCAGAAAAAAGAACTCGAACAGTCGCTTCAGAATGTGAGACAGGAGGCATTGAAACTTATGTCGCCTGACAATGATGATCCTGGCCGGAACAGTCGACTGCCCTTGGTCAATCAGCAGGCGGTTGATTTGACCAAGCAGCTCACCAATGTATCAGCCCGATTGAAGGTCATCGATACAGAGCTGATATCAGAGGGTGATGTATCCGAGGCATTCCAGAGCGTGGAAACCTTCTGGGAGGACCTGTTCCCGCTCGAGCGCAACCGGCTGATCCAACTTTTGGTTGAAACCATCGAGATCAGAGAAACGGGAATCGATATGGAGCTGAAAACAAACGGCCTCACAAATCTTGTCACCGAGCTGGCCGGTCTGGCCTGTGAAGTCAGGGAAAGGGGTAACAGCTGATGAAAAAAATTAAACCAACTATCAAACTCTCTGACAGCGGGAATCTGCACATCCATATCCCCATGTTCATACGAAGAATGCGCGGCCGGAAAATGGTGTTCACTCCAGATACGCTGGACGGTGAAAATGAAGGGATGCCGGAAACGGTTCAAACAGCCATCGTTCAGTCACTGGCCAGAGCCTATTCATGGGCGGACATCCTTGAGAGCGGCGAGATAAAGTCTATCAGCGAACTGGCAAGGGATCTCGATGTGGATTCATCCTACGTGGCCAGAACCCTGAAGCTGACCACTCTCGCCCCGGACATTGTCGAAGCCATCATTAACGGTGAAGAGCCCAGCGGACTCTCACTGTCAAAGCTGGTGAAAACATTCCCGCTCGACTGGAGTGAGCAGCGAACGTTCTTTGGATTCTGCTGATCGCTATCCCATAAACTACCATCCCAAACAGCCGACCTTCGTGTCGGCTTTTTTTATGCCCTGACGAGTGAGTCCAACGAAATTTCACTGAGGGGTGGCAAAAAAAGTTAAAAAATATTTCCCGTCTCATCCAATTAAATCCCCCTCAAACTCAACGCATTAGCCAATCCAAGCGCATCTATATCGAGTGAAATTTCAGTGGTCCAACGAAATTTCGCCAAAGAAGGGTGACAGGTCTGGTGAACACAAAAACGTTCACGACCTCACCCGGATAAAGCATGCCGGACCTGTCTTCCGGGAGGTCCTTAGCAAAGGAGGTTCGGCATGAACCAGATAAAGAAGACATCACTAAACGGACAGCAGCAAAAGCTCATCGAGCTGATGCAGCAAATCAACTTCGGGCGCATTTCCAACATTCCAGTTGTTGGCGGCAATCCCGAACTCACCGCAGACACAATTATCGAGCGTGAAATCAAACTGGGCGGCCAGAACGGTACCCGCCCGGAGCTGGAAAAGGATGACTTCACCCTGAAGCAGGAGGTGCTCGCTCTACTCGAACACCTTACCGGCATGGGCGATGGAATCATCCGTCATCTTGAAATCAAGCATGGGCTGCCATTTCTGATCCGCATCGAGGAACGGGCAGCATAACAAACTGAAATTTTAGACACTTCGACAACAAGCTGGACGCAAGGCGGAGGCTGTTGTGGGTGTCGCCGAGCCAAACCTGACCGTGTGTTTAACAGCACGGCAGGTGGCAGAAAAGGCGAACCTGCGACACTCCGCTTGTTGAATCAGCTCCGTCCTCTGTTTCTGGCCCGTGCCGACACCCACGCGGTGCTCCTCCTCGCTCCGAGGAGGACCAAATGTTTTATCGAAATTCCTATGATGGCATCGATGGTTATGCCGCAGACCTTATTCGGCACAAGGCAAGACAACTGGTGGGTAAAGCCGGACTGACAGAAGACGATCGGCAGGATCTTGAGCAGGAACTGATGGTCGACCTGTTGGGCAGAATGAAGCACTTCAACCCTGCCAAGGGGAAGAAAACAACCTTCATGACTCGCATCGTGGAGCGGCGGATTTCAACCATTCTTGAAGCTCGCTTCGCTCAATGCAGAGACTGGCGCAAATGCTTCAACACTCTCAACGACCCCATTCCGGGCGGTGACAATGATTCGGCAGAGCGCATCGAGCAGGTTTCCAGTGAGGGACAGATGGGACACCACGGCAAGGAAACCATCGAGCAACGGCAAAACGATATCCGCTTCGATGTCGAGCGGGTCATTGCCGCACTACCTGTAGATCTGCAGGAGCTCTGCGAAAAACTGCAATCGAGCAACATGGCTGAAATCGCAAGGGAGATGGGCGTTCCGCGCAGCACCCTCTACGGACAATTGACCAAGCTGAGGGACGCATTCCGGGACGGCGGATTGGAAGAATACCTCTGATCGACCGACGCATCGCCCGGGGTTCCGGTAAGTAAGCATCGTGCCGCATGAAGCGGACAACCGGGGCCTCTGTAAACAGAAAACCTGAGAAACAACAGGAGATTAATAATGGAAACTTACAAGTATCGCTTTGATCAGTCGGTCCCGGCTCAGGACTTGGAAGACACTTTCATGCTGGCGTTGCTGGCTGTGGAAAGCATCTATGGACACTCCAGAGTGAGGATGGAATCCCGCTTCAATCTGGATAAACAGAATCGCACCTGCTTTATCGATGCAGCGACCAAGGTCGGCTGTGATCTGGCGAGCATTTTTACCGGCTTCGCCACCAAGGAATACGGCGAGCGTGCAGTAATGATCGACCGTGAACCTGCCGGTGGCGGATGTGCCTGTAATGCAAAAGCGCCTTCAGCAATGGAGGTGACGGTATGAGCGAAATGATGACCACCACTTATTCCATGTGGCGGCTCTTCCGCAACTGCCGCAAGGCTTGTGAATACCGCTACCTGAGGGACCTTGCTCCTCTGGAGCGGGATCACAACCTGGCTTTCGGATCGGTCATTCACGACTGCCTTGAAATCTGGCATGGCCAGCGGGACCTCGAAAAAGTTCTCGAACACATCGATCAGGTCTATGCCAACCGGGCACAGGATGATCACCAGCTTGCCGACTGGCATCTCGCCACCGCAATGATGAGTTCATACGTGGAGCATTATCCGGTCGAGGACTTTGATGTGGTCGCTCTGGAGAAGACCTTTGAAGGCCCCATCATCAACCCGGATACCAATGCGGCTTCCAGAAGCTTCGTGCTGGCTGGCAAGGTGGACGGCCTGGTCAAGAAGGATGGGCAGTATTTCCTTCTGGAACATAAGACCGCCTCACAAATCGATGCCGGTTATCTGGAGCGCCTTTGGACTGATTTTCAGATCATCATTTATGCGTGGTATCTGGAACAGACCCTCGGCATCCGTATCTCCGGCATCATCTACAACGTGCTGGTCAAGGCCAAACTGCGCCAGAGCAAAGGTGAAACTGAAGCTGAATTTGAAACCCGCCGTGCCGAGTTGATTGCAAAATCCAAAACCGGCAAGAGCAGTGCCAAGCGCAAGATGCCTGAGACGGATGAATCCTTTCAGCAACGCCTTAAAGAGAAATATCTCGAGCCGGGCATGTTTCACCGGGAACTGCTCTACATCTCCCGCGACCAGTTCGACGAGCTCCGCAGTGAGCTTTGGGAGCTTTCCAAAGCAATGCTGGATGCCCGTCGCCGCAACATTTTCTACCGCAATACGGCCTTCTGTTTTCAGTATGGACGCGCCTGTCCCTACTTTCCGCTGTGCCGAAGCGGTGAGAACCCCAACGTCATTGAAAACCATTACCAACGGGTGCTACCGCACGAAGAGCTGCGGGATGGAGCAAGTGAAGACGCTGCCCCTGTTTTTTAACCCAAACCATACAAGGAGATAAATCATGCTTCCAAAAAGCAAAACCAAACCGAAAGCAACCCTGAACGACCTGACCGCACTGGTTTACGGTCCGAGCAAAATTGGCAAAAGCACTTGGTGCTCCCATGCGGAGAACGCCCTGTTTCTCGCCACGGAACCGGGCCTGAACGCCCTCGAAGTGTTCGAAGCGCCCATTACCTGCTGGGACGACCTTCTGCAGGCGTGCGCCGAGATTGCGGATGGCAAACACGACTTCAAGACCATTGTCATCGATACGGTGGATAACGCCTATCGCATGTGTGCGGATTATGTCTGCAAGAAGTTCAAGATTGAGCATGAGTCCGACCTTGGCTACGGCAAAGGCTATGCCCTCATCAACAATGAGTTTCAGCGTGTTCTCAACAAACTGGCGTTTCTGCCTTACGGACTGATCCTCATTTCCCATTCCCACGAACGTGACATCGAAACACGTACCGGAAAACACACGCGCATCGTGCCGACTCTGCCGGATAAGGCACGCAAGCTGGTCACAGGTCTGGTGGACCTGATTCTGTTCTGCGATCTGGACATGAAAACAGGTGATGACGGCAAGCCCACGTATCAGCGGGTTATGCGCACCAAGCCCAGCCCCAATTATGACGCCGGAGACCGAACCGGCCGACTTCCGGAGATGATCCCTCTGGATTTCCCGACCTTTCTGAAAGCTTTCAATCAAACGGCTACCGGTTCTGCGGTGAGTGCCGCCCGGACAAAGTCGGAGCCTGCCACAACGGCTAAACCACAAAACAAGGAGTAATAACTATGAGTTGGAATAACGACGACACCATGGATCTGGCGCAGTTCGACGATGATTTTGTCACTGCAGATGTTGAAGAAAAGGACTTTGAGGCTGTTCCCGACGGGAAGTATCAGGTCAAGGTCGATCGCGTGGAGCTGACCCGCTCGGAAACTTCCGGCAACCCCATGCTCAAGTGGGCGCTGAAGATTCTGGGACCCACACACAAAGGTCGGCTGCTTTGGCGCAACAACGTCATTGCCAGCAAGGACAATGTGAAATGGCTCAAGCAGGATCTCTATACCTGCGGCCTTCAGATGGACAAACTTTCTGACCTCCCGGGCAAACTGGAAACCCTTCTGGATGTCGGGCTCGAGGTGACCAAGCGCACGAAAAACGAATTCGAGAACATCTACTTCAACCGCCGGATTGTGCTTTCGGATGAAGATGCCGCAGCACCGTCGGCCGGTCACGATGTAGACGACATGATTCCGTTTTGAGGATGGGCATGGTTACCGTTGTCGTTGATACCCGGGAACAGGAGCCTTACGGATTTGACTCGGAAGCTGTCGCATCAATCCGTAAGGCCCTCCCGGCAGGAGATTACTCCATCGAGGGATTCGAGACCCGGGTGGCGGTGGAAAGGAAGTCCATGGCGGATTTTGTCTCCACTGTCATCCGAGGCCGAAAGCGTTTTCACAAGGAGCTGGAAAAGCTCCGGCATTATGACGCGGCCTGTGTCGTTGTTGAAGCCAATTACCGGGATGTTCTCGGTGCTTGCTACCAAAGCGACGCCCATCCAAACGCCCTCATAGGAACCATTGCCTCCATCATCATTGACTTCGGTGTGCCCGTTTATTTCTGTTCAGACCGTCAGGCAGCCTGCCGGTTTGTTGAAGAGTTTTTAATGCGCTTTCACCGGAGGTTCGCTCAATGCCAAGAAAATCAAACTCCCCGGCAAAACTCCGGGGAAGAATAGAGAAAGTTTATTATGCCGGGCCAAAGTTTTCCGCAGGCCGTTTACTCACCTCCACCGGTGATGAGATACAGTTTGCCGGAAACCTGTTTGCCCGCGAAAACCAGCCCGTGGTCCTTGTGGGGACGTGGGCCACCCATCCGAAATACGGTCGTCAGTTCAAGGTCAATGCTATGGAGCACGATCTTGATCTGAACCCGGAAGGATTGATTCATTATCTGGCCAATCACCCGGACATCAAAGGGATTGGTCCAGCCAAAGCCCGCCTTATAGTCGAAGAGTTCGGTGATTCATTTGAGGAGACTCTGATTGAATCACCGGAGCTCATCGCATCAAAAGCCAGAATTTCCCTCGATGCCGCCAAACGCTTGAAGGATGAATGGTGCAAAAATCGCAGTGTCAATGCCGTTCTGGCTTGGCTTTCCGCTTTTGGTTTGACCCATCATCAGGTGACCACACTGGTCGACAAACTGGGTGGGAGCTGCCTGGAGATTCTTAAAGCCGATCCCTACATCCTCATTCGGGAACTGCGGGGATTCGGTTTCAAGAAAGTCGACAAGATTGCCCGCAAGCTGGGCACGCCCAAAGACCACACGCCAAGAATCCGTGCCGGTATTCAGTATTGCATGCATGAGGCGCTGGATCAGGGAAACTGCTGGGTCGAATACGAGGATCTTGTAGATCAGGCCAACCTGCTGCTGGTGATGGATAATCTGGACAGCCGCATTCGTATCGAATCGTCGCTGGACAATCTGATCAGCGAAAGACTGCTCTCCTGTGAATCACATGGAGGACGCTTTCTGGTGGCGCTTTCCGATATCCTGAAAATGGAACAGGACATCGCAGCCATTTTCACCAAGGCAGATGCCCCGAATCCGCATTTCAAATCAGCCCACAACCTGCAGAAACTGATTCTGCGCCAGGCGGAGACCCTGAATGAAAAGCAGCTGGAAGCGGTTCACTGCTCTTTGCAGCACTCCATCAGCCTGATATCTGGTGGAGCCGGATCAGGTAAGAGTTACACCGTATCGGTCATCAATGCCGTATGTGAAGAATGTGATCTGGAGGTGGTTCTATCCGCACCGACAGGTAAAGCGGCCAAGCGACTCGAGGAAGTGAGCGGTCGGACCGGAACCACGATTCATCGTTTGCTTGGCTATGATGGCAAGTCCTTTTCACGTGACAGCAATAATCCCATCGATGCCGACTTTCTGATTATCGATGAATTTTCCATGGTGGATGTCCCCTTGGCTTGGCACCTTTTCAATGCGGTCGACTTTGCCAGAACGGCTATTGTCATTGTGGGTGATCACAACCAGCTGCCGCCGGTCGGACCGGGAAACATCCTTCGAGATCTGATTCACTCGAACGCCATTCCCACTGTCATTCTGGACAAGGTGGTCAGGCAGGCTGGTGTGCTGAAGGAAAACAGCACCGCCATCCTCAAAGGAGAAGTCAGAAAGACCAGCGAGGCCAGCACACAGGGATGCCGGGACTGGTATCTGGCGGATCAGTTCACCGATCCGGGTGCCGCCCGCAACTTCCTGCTGGACCTCTTTGACAAGCGGCTCGATGCCCTTGGATTTGATCTGATCAAAGATGTGCAGGTGTTGACCCCGACGCACAAAGGGTCGCTGGGAACTAAATCACTCAATGAAGATTTGCAGCGGCTTATCCAAAAGCGTCTCTGGAATGTGAGTGTTCCGGAAACACAACCCGGCCGTCGGTCGCCATTTTTGAAACACGACAAGGTCATTCAGACCCGCAACAACTATGACCTGAACGTCATGAACGGTGGCATCGGTCATGTGGTCGATGTGCTGCCCAACGGCACGCTTCTGATTGATTTTGAGGGTGTGGCGGTTGAGATTGAAAAAGGTTCGCCGAACCTTCAGGATATCCAGCTGGCCTATGCGCTGACGATCCACAAAACGCAGGGATCGGAATTTCCCTGCGCTGTTGTGGTGGTCCATAAGGCTCATTCCTTTATGCATCATCGTAATCTGCTGTACACCGGCGTGACCCGTGCCCGCAAGACAGCGATTGTGCTGGGCGACCGATGGGGTATCCGCAATTGCGCCAAGAAATGTCAGGTGGATGATCGCAAGACGTTCCTCTCCATTTTATTGAACAATGTGAATTGTCCTGAAGAGCAGTCAGCTTGCGCGGGGGCACAATGAGTATGGGCGGTTCAGATAATGTCAGAGAATACTACCGCCTGATAACCGAGCTCGATATCGGTGATGTGGCAAGGGATCTTCTGGCCGGAAGAATCACGCAGGAATCCCGGCAGCGGCTCCAATGTGATTGCCCGCACCATCAGAGTCAGTCCCATCGCTCACTTCATGTGATGCTCGACAAACAGGGCTGGTATTGCTTCGGCTGCGGTGTGGGCGGAGATGTCCTGCAGCTGGTCGAGTTTGTTCAATCGGGCACGGTTACCGCCGGGCAATCCGGTCCCATGCCCGACAGCCATCGACAGGCCCGTGACTTCCTTGCTGGAAAAGCCGGGATGCCGCCGTTGTCGCGTTATGGCCTCACGCAGGAGCGCTTGGAGCAGACGGAAAATGATCGTTCCTTTGAGATCCGGGTTAAAGATGCCCTGACCGAGCTGGCCCGCTACTATCACCAGCGGCTCAAGGCAAATCAGGAAGCGCTGACTTGGCTGAAAGAAAAGTACGCCATCAGTGATGAGACCATCGACGACCTGTTGATTGGTTTTGCCGACAATGAGTCCGGTGTCATTGCTGCCCTGCGCTCAGGAAATAACGGATTCAGCAAACGGGAACTTTCAGCAACGGGAGCCTTTCGCCCGACCAGTCAGGATGGATTGAATCCGTTTTTTGAAAAGCGCATCATCTTTCCATACTGGAGCCGTGGGCGTGTTGTGTTCATGATCGGCCGAAAGACACCGTGGACACCAGATGCAAACTGGGAACAGGGAAAGTATAAAAAGCTTCCGGTTCACGATGAACATCAGCGTCCTTATATTGCCCGGTTCATAAACAATGCGGTTCTCTTCAATGAGGACTGCCTGCTGGGTAAGCCCGATCAAATCATCATTACCGAAGGCGTGACCGATTGCATCGCTCTGATGCAGCAGGACTTTACTGCGCTCTCACCTGTGACGGTAAGAATCAGAGCGGCAGACTGGGAGCGTCTGGTCCCGAAGATGCGCGGCCTCAAAACCGTCTACATCTGTCAGGACAATGAAATTTCGGAGGCCGGGCTCAAGGGAGCTTTACAGACTGCACGAACACTGGCCGAACACAAGATTGATACGAAACTGGTTACCATTCCTCTGAATGAACCCCAACAGCAGGCACGTCATGAACTTCAGGAACGGTTTAATCTGACTGCGGCAGTTGGTCCCCGGGAGCTGGCCAAATTGCTCGAAGGCCATTCTGCCGAGGAAATCCGGGATGCCGAAACGCTGTTGGCCAACGCCAAGATTGATGTAAACGACTTCTTTGCATCGGGCAATGGCAAAGCCGAATTTCAGGAGCTGCTGTCAGCGGCCTTTACGCCGGTGGAGTTCGGCATTCAAAGTCTGCCTGAGGATGCCCCAGAGGAAGAGAGAAATCGCCAGCTTGAGCCGGTTCTGGCCGAAATTTCAGCCCACTCACCACTGGAGCAAAGTCGCCTGCTGAAACTGGTTCAGGAACGCCTTGGTAAATCAGTTCCAATGGCGACGCTGAAAGAACAGGTTCGTTCTGTTCAACAGAACCGAAGAGACAATGCCAAAAAGGAAAAGAAGAAGGCCAAGCGTCTCAGCGGATCACCGCCGGGCTCATGCCGTGGGCGCGTCGATGAAGTATTGATCGATACAGAAATTGAAAATGGCGCACCGGATTACACCGCTGCAGCCGAAGCTGCCTATGACTGGTTTTCGGCCAACGGAGCCCAGTTTTTTTACACCCAGACCGGCGAGCCATTCATGTATTTCGACAACTCCATTTACTGGATGGATTCACCCGATCGGGGGCGCAAAAGGCAGTATGCAGCCATGCTCTACAAGCATACAGGCATGGTTCCCACTTCCAATGGTGGTCGCACTTTTTTTGAGGTGTTACCCAGTCTGGCTATGATTCGCGGACAGGTCCGTGACCATTTCTCGTGGCTGCACACAGATATTTCCAATTACACCGTTTACTTCAACCTGAACAATCAGGACCATGAAATTGCCCGGATCACACCCGACGGCATCGAGATTCTGAAGAACGGTGGAAACGCTGACGGGATCATTCTGGATGGTTCCCGCAAGATGAAGCCACTCAAATTCCTGAAAGATGCCTCTCCGGAGGAAGCTGACAAACTACTGGTTGATTTTTTGATTAATAATATGACCTGCTCACAGGGAGACCGGTTTCTTATTTTGTCATGGTTGACATGTTTCCTATTGATCGATTTCTCCGGAACCAGACCCATGACCCGTTTTGAAGGTTCGGCCGGATCGGGTAAGACCACGGCCAGTAAAATCATTTCTGCTTTGTTGTACGGAGAACCTCAGCATAAGAAAGCCACCGATGCTGCCAACTACACCGACGGTTCCCAGAACCCGCTTATTGTCCTCGACAACATCGAGGTCCGGCAAATGAGCGAGGAGCTAACGACCTTCATGCTCACCAGCATCACCGGGATTGCTAAGGAGAAGCGCAAGAGCGGAACGGACAGTGAAACCGTGACCGAGCGGACCAAGTGTCTGCTCAACACAACCGGCATCGAGCCTTTATGTGGTGAGCTTTCCGAAATTCAGTCCCGGAGTTTTGTTGTCAATTTCGATATCGATAATCAGGGCAACGACTGTTTCATTGAATCGGATGTTATTGCCGCCATACAGCGCAACCGGGATCTGATCATTTCCGCTCTGATGAAACGAACCAGCGAGGTGCTGGCCATGATGAAAGACGGGATGCGAACACAGGCCATGAAGCTGCTGCATGAGGCCCTTGGCAACCATGACAAACGGCGCTGCAACGAATATCTCAGCCTGATGTATCTGATGCTGCTGGCCGGATCATCTCAGGATCAGATCGAACAGGGAATGTCGACTCTGGCTCCAGCCTTCAAACAGCAGATCCAGACCATCAACCAGACCAGTCGTGAAACGGCACGGGATTCCAATCACACCGCAACGGCGCTCTCGACATTGTTCAAGGCATGGCGAACAGCCGTGGAGGCCGACCGGAAAGATATGTACAACGATCGCCGGGTGGATCACATTCAGGAGTTCGTTGCCCGCTATCAGGTGCAGCCTGAAGAAGACGGCTGCCTCAAGGAGGTCTTGTCCCGGGAGCTGTTCGTGGCGCTCAAGCGTGTGGCCAGAGATTTCGGTCTGCGCTTTGAAATGGATTCATCAAGACAGTTTGCCCAGCGTTTTGCCAACGACCTCGAAACCATCCGTGGAGCCGGATTTGATGTCGTCATCAGCCAGAAACGCTACGGAACCAAGCTCTATACCATTCAATCAGTCGAATAGACTACCCTCCATATCATTCCCAGTCAGGCCCGTGGATTCATCTCTGCGGGCTTTTTGTTTATATCCCCGGCAGATTCTGGCGAAACAGTTATCCAGTCGGTAATACGATTAGAAATTAGCCACTGGCTGGTAAAATCGTTACAAAGGCCGCCGGTGTAGAAAGACCTTTCTACAATGTAGAATGTCCAGAGAGCACCTTTCTACAGCGCAACTCACTGTTATTTATGGCGTTACGTGGCGGGCGTAGAAAGTGTAGAAAGATTTCAGAGGTCACTCCCCCTTACTGTTCATTTTTTCAATTTATTGGATGAATGGCATGCATAAAAAAATCGGGCTATGCGTGAGTAATATTCCTATACCTTTCTACACTTTCTACAAAAACATATATAACTAACTGCTATTACTACTGTTAAGAGATGTAGAAAGGGGGTGTAGAAAGGTCCCTGAACGTAGAAACCACTTTCTACGCTTTCTACCATCCGACACACATGGTCCGGCTCCGGTAAGTAACGGGAAGAAAAATAAACCCGAAATTCCGGAGGTCACCCATGAGCCTTTTACAAACCATGCTCACGCATCTCGATTCCCCAGAGAGTGAGCCTTCCCAACAAGCTCCGCAGCCAACTGAAAATGACAGCAGCGCACCGGAGCCCGATCTTTTCGTATCCACCGATCTGGAGACCGCACGATTCGAGTGGGCTGTTACGTCCGCCAGCGATGTGGAATACAACGGCAAAATCTATCGACGTCTCGAGCCGGAGTATTTCGCATGGCTCCGATCCCGCATGCTGGCAGCCCAGTCCGCCTTCAAAGCCGGAAAACTTCCCGAATCAACATGGGAAGGCCTGAAAAGCAGGTTCAATCCTCTTCAGGAATACGCGGTTCAACAATTCGGCAAAGAAGCTCTTCAGCAGGCATCCCGCCAGCTTAGCCCGCAGAATTACCCAGCTCCCCGCCATGTTCCGGCAAAACCTGAGAAACCTGCAGAACCTCCCAAGAACAACTGGATTTATCCGCCAGAAGAAGCTTGGAATTGTATAGAGCAAGTCAGTGCGGAAGCATTGGCCAAAGTTGATGCAATCAAGGAGGAAGCCATGTCCAAGAAATGGTCTGAAGCCAGGCTTTACCAGAATCAGGGACGATATCGGTTCCCCTGCGGTCAGGATTACGGACTGGTCTGCTTTGTCGGCGGTGATCGAAAGATTGGTGCCGTAACAGAAAAGAATATCGAAATTATCCACAGCCCGGAAACTCCGCGTCCCAGCACGCTCAGGTTTCATAACCCGGATGTTCCGCAGCCGTGGCTGAAGAAAGTGGAGAACAATCATGAGCATTAAGAAATACGCCAATGCCGAACACATCCTCCCGAGAGAGCTTCTCAAGGAAGTGCAGAAACATCATTCCGGCATCCTTTGGATTCCCGCACCGGGCAGCTTTTACAAAGAACGCAGACAACTGGTCATTGCTCTTAAAAGTCAGAGAATCGAAACCGATGAAATTGCCAGCCTTGCCGGTATCACACGTCGTAGGGTCAATCAGATTCTCGCGGACCACAGAAAGGAAACCGACGCCCGACAGGTTGAGGACTCTTCCGGTATGTAAGGTTTGTGGTTCGGGAAAACGGGCTAAATCTGCCTTCCGCCCCGAACCCCGACTTAGCAAAACGAAAATGAAGAACCGGAGATAAGCCTTGGCGGTATCTAAAACAGACAAAAGCAGCTTGGACCGATGGCATCGGAATGAGGGTAAAACCGAACACTCCGAGGCCATGAAAAACAAAGCTGAATCCATGCAGGGCAACCTTCAAACCCTCAAACACGGAATCTTTGCCGACCGCTGCCTGACTCCGGAAGAAAAGGTCATGTTCGACAGCATCATTGAAAAGCTGCACGAGGACTTCCAGTTCAACAAATCAAGTGACTTCCTGCAGGTCGAGCTGGTGGGCATCTACTCGGTGAAGCTGGTCCGGGCACAGGTCGAAGGCAACACACAGGCGGCCGAGAGTCTCGACCGGATGATCCGCTGCCACATGAAGGATCTTAAGACCACCAAGATTTCCCGCGAGGGTGAAGAGCCGAAAGGTCCGCAGACTTCACCGGCTGAATGGGCCTCCGCTCTTCTCGAAAAAGTGAGCGAGGCCGCCGCACAGAGGACCGCTTCCGTGAAAAAGCCGAAAAAAAGTTCAAATAACACCGGAGCCTCAAAAAGAAAGAGTGCGAAGGATTAGGCAGTTATGGAGGCTCTCGATGACAGGAATTTCAGATAAGGCATGTTCCCGGAAATTTCAGTTAAATAAAATTTCTCGAACGGCGGGTATGAACCATCGGTTCAGCATCAGCTTCCTCCAATCCTGTGTGCATAAAACCATACACAAGAAAATCAACTTTATTGGCTTATGCGCACATAACGCAATAAATCCCAAAGTGGACTGTATGGCCTTGTGTGCGCATAACGCCATATACAGCAATTCGAATACGCGCCCCGAGAATGAAAAAGGAGCAGCAGGAGCCGCTCCGGATGTTCGGGTGAACACTGATGTTACAGCCTTTCAAGGGCATCCTCGAGTTGCCCATCAACAAGGTGGGTGTAGATTTGAGTCGTTGAAATATCCCGGTGCCCCAGCGCCCTCTGCACGACAAGCAGGTCACTGGTGGCCCCGTAAAGGTGGGTTGCAAAGGTATGCCGCAGGCCATGCGGAGTCAGGTTCTTTTCAATACCAGCCTTCTTCAGCCACAAGGCTATCCGGTTGGCAATCTGCCGCTGGCAAAGACGTGTTCCTCTATTGGAAAGAAACAGTGGGCTGCATTGTACTGTGCTTTGCCGGGATCGTTCTTTCAGATACCTTTTCAGTAATATGCGGAGGTCGGTTTTTATGAACTTGACCTGCACCACATTCCCCTTGGCTCTGACTCTCAGATGCTTGGCATCGAGGTCAATATCATCCGTGTCCAGAGATTCCAGCTCACCGATACGGATGCCGGTTCCGAGCAGGACTTCGATCATTACCCGATCCCTCATGTCTGAAAACCCCACGCGACTTTTCACCTCTTTCAGCAGTACCTTCTTTTCAGAAGCCGTCAGGAATACCGGCGGCTTCTGCGCCAGCCTTTTCATGCGAACGGATCGGGCCGGGTTTTCAAATGTAAGCCCGGCATCCGTTGTCCATGCAAAGAATGAACGGACCGCCGCTTTCAAACGGTGGATCGATGCCGGTGACCTTGTTCCCGAGTTCGTGGTCAAAAGCTGCGGTGAGGATAGAGCCCGATCCAGCAGACCGGGTGTCACATCTTGGCAGCAGAGTCCGAGCTGGAAGGATTCGGCCACACAGGCCACCAGTCGCAGATCCCGCCGGTATGCGGTCACTGTCCCTGCTGCTTTGTTTTCGGCCGACAAGTGGGCACAGAATCGCTCTATGGCCGCTTCCAGTCGATCACTGCTGTTCGGCATCGGTCACCTCCGTCTGCTTGCTGTGTCCCATCGGGGTGCTTTTGGGCAGCGGGAGCTCATCGATAAAACCGGACTCCTTGGCCCAGACAAGCATCATCCGAAAGACCCGGATGGTCTTGGCAACGGTTCTCTCGGCCCGGGCATTACCATTTCCGAGTTTCAGAAGCGTATCGCATTTGAGGAACTTCCCAACCTGAGTGATTCTCAACTCCTGAAGCATCTTGTTCTTGCCGAAGTATCCCTCGATGAGGTCGAGGTCCTTCCGGTAGGTGTAGAGCGTGCGCTCCTTTTTGCCGTTGTCCCGAAGATGGTTGATGAAGGCGGCAGTGGTTTCATGAATGGTCATCTCTGTCATGGCATTAACTCCTTTGTTTGTGAAGCCGGTTCCTTAACCCAGAAACTCATCGATCTGCTGGAGCAGCTCTTCGACGTGCCCGAGCGATCCCACGTGAGCCCAGTTGATATTCGCCTGCCCGGCATCTGCGGCCAGCTTCTTCTGAATCCGCTGGATGTACTCAGCAATGTTGTCCTGGCGCTTTTTGTAGGCGGTTCTGGCGTCGTCACTGTTTTTTACCTGTTTCATGGGTCGTCTCCTGCTTCGGTTTATGGTTCTGCGGGACCGTCCCGCGTCATGTCCAATGACGCTTATATCCTCTTGGAAATCAAGTGTTTGCAGAGATTTTTCTGCATTAATAAAACAACCCTAAATCAAAGGAGCGCAACATGTTAAAGAAAGCACTCGAATGGGTAATCCCATTGACGCTGGCCGGTATGGTTGCTGGCTGCGCCACGTACAGACCGCCTGAGCAGATTCAGTCGGCCACATCCACCCTGAACCGCTACACCCCGGAATATGTCCGGGAAGCAAATAAGGCTCTGGTTGAATACAACCACCCGGATGCGGAGCGTTTGGTCGGAATCGGGCTGCGTCTGCAGAAAGCCATTGATTCACTGGATAACTGGGCGAACACAAATCCGGAGGACAATGAACAATGAAAGAAATACTCGAACAAAACAGCGAAGCGATCCGGGAAGCAGGTCAGGCATTGGTCGACATCGGCTCTGAACTGGCGGCCGGTCGCATAGACGACGCTTTCGAGCGTATGGAAGCCGCTCAGCAAAAATACATTGAATGGCAGGAACTTGATCAGGCCATACTGGATATCGAGGAAGCTGTCGCCAACAGGACGAACACATTGGCGGTTCAACAGATCCTCACAGAGCTAGTCTCATCCGTTCTTGGGGTTGCCATCCGCAAAGGAATGAATTGATGGGTGTCTCTGATAAGGAGCGCAGGCTGGCTGAAACACTCCGTGACCCGGTCTTGTGGGGACAGGCGTATCTCTACAACCGGGACGGTTCGGTACGGTCATACTGGGGGCACCAGAAGGAAGACCTCAGGTGTTCCCATAAAAACATTGTCCACCTCGATGGTCGTGACGTTGGCAAGTCGATTGTGCTTTCGACAGATGCACTGCACTATGCCTTCACGACTCGAGGTGGGAGGGGTTTGATTGCTGCTCCTCATCAGGGACATCTCGATACAGTTATCGAGGAAATAGAGTACCAGCTGGACCACAATGAAGATTTGATGAACAGCATTGCTCTCTCGAAATACGGCAAACCTAAAATTACCCGGAAGCCATACTTCCGGCTGGAGTTTACCAATGGCTCGGTGATCTATTTCCGTCCGGCCGGTGCGTATGGCGATGCATTCCGCTCACTTCATGTGGACCGAGTCTGGGTAGATGAAGGCGCGTGGCTTTCCGAGCGTGCATGGAAGGCGCTCAGGCAATGCCTGAAAACAGGTGGCCGCCTGAAAATCTACTCCACTCCCAACGGTCTGCGAAACACGACTTACTATCGACTGACCATGTCGGAACAGTTCAAGGTGTTCCGCTGGGCCTCTTGGTTCAATCCATTCTGGACTGACGAACGTGAATCAGAGCTGCTGGAATTTTATGGAGGCAAAGACACCTCCGGCTGGCAGCATGAGGTTGCCGGAGAACACGGGAAGCCTTCCTATGGAACGTTCAATGTCGAGCAGTTCAATCTCTGCCGACAGGAATTGCTGGAATATCAGAAGGTCACCATTACCGATACCGAGCTACGCGATTGTGAGACGGAGGAAGCCGCCTATGACCGGCTCGAACTGCTGCTCAACCTCACTCCTCGCACCGGGCTGTTCTGGATCGGTGGCGATCTTGGATATACAAATGACCCAACCGAGCTGGTTGTTTTTCAGGAAGCCGAGGTGGGTGATCGCAGTTTCCTGAAACTTATCCTGCGGATTCATATGGAGCATGTGTCGTATCCGCATATTGCCCAGACCATAGCGCTGCTTGAACGCTATTTCACCCCGGCTGGTATTGGCGTGGACAATGGCGGTAACGGTCTGGCCGTGGTTCAGGAACTGCTGACCCTCGACAAATACAAAGAGCTGGAACTTGAAGGCAGATTGAAAGGCTTTGACTTCGGCGGCATGACCCGGCTCACCGTCCGCGACGGCAAGGAAATCAAAAAGCGTACAAAGGAATTGATGACCAGCCTGATCAACGGTTCCCTTCAGCGCAAACAGATCATCTTCCCCTCAGACGATTTGGAAATCGAGGACCAGTTCACCACCCAGACCTACACCCTGCGGGACGGCAAGATTATCTACTCCAAAGGGAACGACCACATCATCGACGCGGTTCGCTGTGCCATGCTTATTCGGGAGCAAGGCAACCTCGATTTTGCCGGTGAAGAGACCGTGTATCTCAAACCGGTCCTGACCAACCCGGTCTTTATTTAACCCGCCTTTCCGACGCTTTCCCCCTCCATCCGGTAAGTAACCCCAGTGTTGCCGTGTTCTCCCCACAGCGGGGAGATGTGCGGCCGTTAAACCGGAAATAACCCCGAGAGGATGACGTGGATACAAACGCCCAGCCAGATACCGAGCAGCCGGAAAACGAATCCAATGGATACGCTATTGTCCCCATGGCCGCTGCCGCTGCCCTCGATGCGTCAGCTTTCAGCAAGGTCAACGCGACGGATGCCGTCCCGGCCACATGGGAGGAGCGAGCCAGAAAGGCGTGGGAATACTACGTCGAAGAGCCGCTGGTAAAGAACTGTGTCAACTCATGGCGCACGTTTGCGGTTGGAGATGAAATCAAAATGACCAGCGATGATGAAACGCTGAAAAACGATGCGGTCAGTGCCGCATGGAGACTCGATGTCTCCGAATTCATAAAAGATATGATCCTCCAACTGCTGGTCAAAGGAGATGCTGTTGGATTCAAGCGATATGCAGCTTCCGGTCAGGACATCGAGGAAGTGGTATGTGTCAATCCGGTTTCCGTGAAGGTGAAATATGCTCAGGGCGAACTTATCGAAGCCATGCAATATGCTGAGGATTCAGGGTCTGCCAGTGATCCGATCGACCTTCCGGTTGATCAGGTCATCCATTTGAAATGGGACGCCCCGGGTTTCTCACCACGAGGAAACTCACTGGTACTGCCCGCGTTTCAGTCCATTGAACTGCTGCGTGATTACCGTCGCGCCGAACAGGCCATTGCAAAGCGCTGGGCGACTCCCTTCCGACTCCTCAAAGTGGGCGGCGCGTTCGGTCAAAAGATGGTGATGCCCGACCAGCGGATGCTGGAACAGGTCCGCGACATGGTCAACAAGATGGACATGAAGAGCGGCCTCGTGGTTCCGTTTTACGTGAATGTGGAAACCCACGGAACGGATGGCCAGGTACTCAACGTCGAGGACAAGGTCAAGGAGGTCAAAGAAGACATTGTGGTGGCTCTCGGCCTCTCACGATCCTTGGTGACCGGAGACGGTCCTAACTTTGCCACAGCTTCTGTGAGCATGCAGAAAATGATGGTCATGATCCGGGAGATCAAACAGGCCGCACGAAAACTGCTCGACTGGATCTTCGATGACTGGATGGAACTGAAAGGCCACAGCGACAAGTCCCTGCAATTCATCTTCAATGACCTTGATCCGAGTGATGCCGTTGATTTCAAGAAACTGCTCATCGAGCTGTATGATCGCAAACTGATCAGCCGTTCCAGCTTGCAGCTCAAGATGGATCTGGACCCGGACATCGAAGCCGCAAATCGTGAGACCGAGCGTAAGAACATCGACCTGATGGATGAAAAACAGGTGAAGCCGATCGTCGATATGGTGGTGTCGGGAATCATGAGTGTTCCCAGCGCCAGAAAGATGCTCGGTATTCCCGCTGACGGTAACGATCTCGATACCGAGGCCCACCATCACTATTCCGAGGAAATGGAAGCAACGGCGGCAACCTCCTTATGCGATGAATGCAGCCACTTCAATCCAGATTCCAACCGCTGCCGAGTACACAACACCGAGCGCACCTTCGATTCCCCGGCCTGCCGATTTATTGACCGCCGGGAATCCTGATCATGCCTTCTGATCTCAAAGAACGCATTCAGGCAGCAACACTCAAGAGCCTGAAATCCCGAAATCGCTACAACGATTCCATTACAGCGCAACTGACTCAGTCTCTCAACAAGGCTGAACAGGAAGTTGCGCAGGCCATTTTGAAATATCGCACTCTCGGCTCTTTGCCGGACAACAAGCTGGCAGCTTTGAAAGGTCTGGAAAAGCTGCAAGGCGAGCTGGATGATGTTTTGCGCCAGTTAAAGCGGAACCAGACGCTTGTTTTCCGCAAAAGCACCAAGGACGCCTTCAAGGGCGGCATCGCTCAGGGCATTACCGAACTGACATCCGCGTCACTGCCATTCTATGCCGACCTGAAGCCTGAAGGTATCGATAAACTGGCCACCAAGGTGTTCTCCATAGTCGATACCAATGCCCTCGACTTCATGACGCAATACAATCTGACGCTTGCCGGGGATGTTCACCGTGAACTGTCGGATGGGATAAAGAGAACGATCCTGAGCGGTATAGCCACGGGTAAAGGTGCGGATGATATTGTCCGCGACCTTGGCAAGGTCATCATCGATAAGGACTCCTTCAGGCAGGCTGGCAGCCGAGTGTTCAGCAAGGCTCAGTACCGCATGGAAATGATTGCCCGGACTGAGGTGTTACGGGCACACAACATGGGGCGGCTTAAATTTCATGAGCGCGTCGGCGTTCAGAAGCTTGAATGGATGGCCATGAATGACGAGAGAACCTGTCCGGTATGTGGTCCTCTCGACGGTAAGACATTTCCCATCGATAAATTCCCGCAACAGCCAGCGCATCCCCATTGCCGTTGTACAAATATTGTCGCGTGGCCCATGAGCATTTGTGGTTCCGATCTGTCTGCACAGGCGGCACCCAAGGCTTCACAGGGCGATGCCTGTATACTGCCCCCGCATGCGTTGGAAGGAATGGCGGATGCGCAGGCAAAAGAGAGCATCAAACTGAAGGAGGCATTTGAGAACGGAAGCGCCGATGACCTTACAGCACTCACCGTAAAGCAGCTCCAGACCCTCTCAAAAGAGAACGGCATTTCCATTGCCCGCACCAAAGCCGACTTCATCAAACTACTCGATCAGGCAGAACCGGGCATTGACCACAGCACGCTTTCAGGGGCCGGACTGAAGGCAAAGCTCAAGGAACACAAAATCGGTCTGCTCCGGACAAAGGAAGACCTGATCGGGCTGTTGGCTCAAAAGCAGGCTGAACTCAAACAGGCAAAACTCATTGCCCAGCAGATGTCCAAACTTCCACAGGTGGAAGGACTCGAGGGTATGCCGGTATCCCAGCTTAAAGAAATGGCCAAAAACAACGGCATTTCCCTGAATATGACCAAACAGGAGACCATCAAATTGCTGGACAAGCTCGAGCCGGGAATTGACCACACATCCCTGAAAGGAAAGGAACTGCTGGCAAAGAAAAAGCAGTACGGAATCGGCATCCTGAAGAATAAACAACAGCTCGTTGATGCACTGCAGAAAAAAGCCGGAACGGATCTGGCTGAATCAGCCAAAAAGATAGCGGCGGATGAAGCAAAACAGCTCCTGGTGAAAAAACAGAAAGAGCTGGTCGAAAAGGCTGCGGCCGGAGTTCAGCTTCCGGAATCACCGCTGGATTACAGCAATTTTATCAGCCAGATCTCCGATGCAGAAAAAGCTCTGGCATCGGCCAAAGATCTGCCTCAGGAACTGCTTGTCGGGCACGCCAAGGAAATTGCTCTGAAAAAGCAGCTTTTTCAGGATCAGATTGCCAAACTCAAATCGTCGGAACTCAAATCCATTGCCAAGGAGACACAGCTGAAACACTGGCAATGGGCAAGCAAGGACGATCTCGTCACGCTCTTTACCGAAACCGATCCGGGAAAGATCGGAGAAGCGCAATCGAATATCGAGAGCAAATGGCAGAAATGGGCTGAAAAGCACGGTGGCAAAAAGGCGAAGCCATCTCCTGTAAAGGAAAAAAAAGAACCACCTAAGCCACCTGTTGAACCCAAAACCAAACCGCCGTCCTTTGTCCAGAAAGGCTCTGAGTTTGAAAGCGCCGATCAGAAATGGAATGAAAAATCCGCAGCCGGGAAATTCAATAAGTCCGGCAAGGCGAATGTCGGCGGAGCACATGAAAAAGAGTTTTGGACCGATGAAAATGGCGACAAATGGCTGTTCAAACCAGCCAGCAACTCCAAGGACAATTTTATCGCCCAAGGAGAAGAAGCCGCATACAAGATCGGTCGGCTGATTGACCCGGACGCAATCGAAGTGAGGACCATCCAGCTGAACGGCAGAACAGGTTCCATCCAAAAGTGGCGAACGGATCTGAAGTCAGAAATCGATTTCAAAAACATACTGCCGGAGAATCTGACCACCGTTGAGATCGAACAGCTACAGCGTGAGCATGTCATCGACTGGCTTGTCGCTAATCATGATGGACACTCAAAGCAGTTTATCCGGGGAAGAAATGGTCATGTCTATGGCATTGACAAGGGGCAGGCTTTCAAGCATCTCGGGAAAGATCGCCTTTCTCTGGATTATCATCCCAACAGCGCCTTTGGCGAAGAGGAGCCTTTTTACAACAAGGTCTTCAGGGCGGCCAAGGAAGGCAAGGTCAACTTCGATCCTCAGGGCTCCCTGAAATACATTCAGGAAGTCGAAAAAATATCCGACGAGGCTTATCTCGATATCATCCGGCCATATGCCGAGGGGCGCTTTGGAAAAGACAAAATCGGGCTGGATAAATTCTATGAGCAGACACTTCAACGAAAACATGATCTGCGGAATGATTTCGAGCGATACTACGGAGAGGTTTTAGGCCGGAAAGACTTCAGGTTCTCGTCACTGCAGGCCAAGCCCGGGATAAAGAAGCTGCTGCAGGAAGCGGATGAAAGAATCATCGATGATGCCGGAAAACTTGGATGGCAGGGAAAAACCCTGCCATTTGACAGTGGTGATGTCGAAGATCAGAACGCCCTCATATTTACAGAATCCTTCAAAGGTAAGCAGCGCACAGTTGTTAAAATGAAGATCCGGCCGGATACGGATTCTAAAATCACGGACCTGCTTCGGGAACAGCTGGACCTTGTTGAAATTAAAAAAGGCCAGCCCCTGGAGGAAGACACCTTTTTCCCGACCATTCTGGATGCAGTGAAAAACGTAAACTTCCATGTCGGCGATGGGAACTATAACCGGACAAAATTGGGAAAAGCCGAACAACTGAGAACCCGACTGCTTGTGCTCGCCCGAAGCAAAGATCCGGAAATCAAAAAGATGGCTGACGGCTATATCAAATGGCTGGATGAAATCAAAGAAGCGGTCGACTGGGACCGTGCAACCAACGGTGTCTTAGAGCAGTATCTCCCAGAACTGCCGAAAACGGCCAAGCCCAAGAAGCCTGATTTCAAGGTCACTAAAGGCAAGGTCACTCACACCAAGAGGCGGATCAGCAGCGGCAAGATAACCGTCGAGATGGATGACATCGATAATTATGCCATGTTCAATCGTGACTCGAGGATGCAGGACGGCCTTCAATTCACCGCTGAATTTGATGACGGCACGCGTCTGAAATACCGCCCATGGGATAATTCAAACCTTTATGCCCAGCGGGGCGAGCTGGAGATCGTGGTCGACGGTGATGCCAGTGGCAAGAAGGTCGAAGCCCTGATGACCAAACTGGAGAAACTCGGGATAGATGCGCGGGTTTCTTCCCCCGAAAATGCCGAGCAGATGTATCTGGAAAAAATGGCGTACATTCGAAAAGTGGATCACACCGCTGAATACAAGCGGCTTCAAAAAAGGCTCGACGATCGCGATGCATCCGTAAATGAGCGGGTGCAGACGCTCCGTGGTTTCTGGCAGAAGGAACTGAATGTCGAGGACCTTACCAAGCTGCCGGATTACGACCCCATGGGAGCGTATCAGGCCGGATTTCTCGATCGTGGTTTGAAAGGTGGGTATCGACACCAATACCGGTTCGATATCACTGAGGAGGATCTGGAAAAGAAAATGAAGGATTACTCTCTGGTCCATCGCTTGACCAATAGCGAAGGTATGTCTGATTTTGTTGAAACCATTCTTGAAAACAATGGCGCAATGGCCAGCACCGTAGAAAAAATGCGAATGGGTATCCCTCCAGGCGGTATGTCACCGGTAGCGGATATGCAAAGCGGTGGTGCCAGTTATTTCTTCACACGTATCCAGAAAAATCCAAGTCGTGATGCTTCTCCGGCGCTCTATTTCAAAAAGAGCATGCTACGGCGCATGGATGCTATCAGTTACGGCCATGACGCCTATGGCAAAGTAGTGGATGATTACGTCCGGAAGAATCGTGGAAACAATATCGATGACTGGAAAAAGTTTTCGGGCAAAAGCAGCAATGAAACCATCTTCAAGTATTCAGTAACACTGCTGGACAACATTGAATATATCGTGGCCAATTCGGCTTCCGAACGGCAGAAAATTATCAAGAGCTTCACATCCCGTGGGATCAAGAAACTTCCTGACGGCCGTAAGGTGGAAGACATCATTCATACGTCAAGCACATGGAATGAGAGGAAATAATATGGAGAAAATAATCGCAGCGGAAAAAGCCCGAATCCAGAAACTGCTTCATTGGTTCAATGAGCGTGGCTGCCGGTTGCAAATCCGGGAACATGGCGGTGAGAACTTCATCGACACCATTTCCGCAGAACTCAGGGTGACACTGATTGCACCGCATTTTGATGCCGCTGGGAAAATCATCCGAACAGATTTCTGGCTGTTATGGAAGGAACTCGGCTATCAGGAAGGCTTCAATTACAGCCACACAATCAAGGTCGTTCATGTGTCCGTAGATGACGCGCTGACAGCGCAATCAGAGGGAAGTGAAATCAACGCATGGCTGATTGTGGAGCTGACCGACGATCTGGACCGCATTTATCATCTTGAAATGATCGAGCCCGTTTCCGAACCGGCTCATGCAAAACAATGGGAAACATGGCTGGCATTCAGAAAAGACAATCGGGATATGTTCCTGCGCATGGATTCAGAGATTCTTGCTGAACACATCAAAATTGCGGAGGGCTGGGAATGAAGCTGAGATACATGATCGATTCCATCCTTGTTGATCCGAAAGCGGCGGTGCCGGAATATCTGCCTGTAGGTGTTTGGGTACAAGGTCCCGGCCCGGGCATCGATATTGAGATGTTCTATCCGGACTCCAGCCGAAATGACATTCAGGATCGTCATGAACAGGCTGATTGGGTCATCAACCGTCTGGTTGAGAATGGAGTTACAACACTCCCTGATGATTTTCTGGAGTATCATCGCCAGAGCCGATCTCCTTATGACGGCGCTTTTTCCGAAGTGGTCGAGACAGAGGAATACCCGTCCATAACCGCCTGTGGTCTTGCCGTTTTATGGTCTTTGAAGATTCCCGCCTAAAAAAGCAGACGCCTTTCCGACACATTTCAAAGCCTTCCGGTAAGTAATCGCTGAAACCTCCCGCTCGCCCGGTGCGATCGGGGCAAATAACAGTGATTGAACCGGAGAATTTAATGGAAATGTTTGCCACTGACCTGGAAAGGCTGGCGTTCCTCCTTGAGGCAGATGCGGCGCTCGCAATCGATCCCGACGAGATCGGGACCAATGCAGCCGAACAGAAGGCTCCTGAAGAGCAGCCCCCGGAGAAACGCCCCAAGTACATCACCAACTACATCGGCAGCAAACAGAAGCTGGTCGACTGGATCTGGCGTAACACCCCGGACGGAGTTTCCTCTGTTCTGGATGCCTTTTCCGGGTCGGCCGTTGTTGCTTACATGTACAAATCCAAAGGGCTGCGAGTTTTTGCCAATGACCGTCTTCGCTACAGTCATCACGCAGCCAAAGCCATCGTCGAGAACAGTTCGACACGACTTTCCGAAGCCGAGATTGACAAGCTGCTGGCTGACAACCCAAAAGCGAAAACCTTTGTACAGGATAATTTTAAAGGGATTTTCTTTGCCAAAGGCGTCCACTCTCTTATCGATTCCCTGAGAGCCAATTGTGACGACTTGTCCGGCTATAAAAAGGACATTGCTCTGTTTGCTCTTGGGAAAACCTGCATGAGCGGCAAAGGCGGATTCGGCCACTTCTCGTCCTCCACTGATTACGGCAAGCGTCAGGACACACCTGATGAATTCAAAAAACGCCTGAAGGCCAATATCGAGCGGATCAACGCCCTGATATTCGACAACGACAAAGAGAACAAAGCCTATCGCGGGGATGTTAACGAGATCCTTCCCAAGGTGAAGGCTGACCTCGCGTACTTTGACCCGCCTTATGCAACCGAGTTTTCGACCACCAATTATGAAAAAGCCTATCATTTCGTCGAAGGACTGATGACGTATTGGGACGGTCTGACCATCAAAACGGATACCAAGGTCAAAAACTATGAAACCAGCCATGTGACTGTCACCAAGGGCAACGCCTCCGACTTCTTTCAGGAATTTCTCGGCAATGCCACACATATCCCGCACTGGCTCATTTCTTACCGTGATCATGCCTATCCGAACGAACAGCAGATGAAAAAGATCATCGGCGGTCTGGGACGTCAGAGCCGGATGAAGACCAAGGACCATAAGTATTCGATCACCTCCAAGCATGGGGAGGCTTCCAGCGCGAAAGAACGTCTTTTCGTTTGTCTGAAAGGAAGCCAGTCTCATGCGGACTCCGATCTGTCGGCAAAACCTGTTCCGATGGCTGCGGCAGCCAATATCCACACATCCATCCCGGTGGAGCTGTGTCTCGATGAGCATTCCGGGCTGAACGCTGAAGCGATGAGCGGAGGTATGGCGGGCGATCCCCAGTTCACCTTCGTTCTTTGCAGAACCGGCACCAACCGAAATGGAGACCATTTTACAGCCGAGGAGCTGGCCGGAAGACACATGACCGCAATCAACAAGAAAGTCGACCTTCAGCACTCTCAAGAGTTCAGTGACATTGTTGGTGGAGTTGTGGCGGCTGACTATCTGGAAGATGAAATCGGCGGTCGGGTCGAATGTGTCGGTGAACTCTACACCGGGGACACGCCAAATGCCCAGCTGGCCTACAAGCTCATGAAACGAGGCATCATCACGCAGGTATCGATGGAGTGTGATTACGAGGAAGGTGAATGCTCCGTTTGTAAAAAGCGCTTCAAGAACAAATCCGATTACTGCACCCACCTCAGAAAATTTAAGGGCCGTGAACTCGATGGAAAATCCGTCTTCGAGATTCTTCACGGCGTGACTTTTACGGGCCTGGGCCTGCTGGACCGCAAAGGGGCAGATGAAAATGCCCGCATTCTGCAGGTGGCGTCGGTTCAGGACCCATCTGCCCCACACCAACCCAAAGGAGATCCAATTATGGACGAAAAAACCAAGAAACCAGATGAGTCGTCCGCCGACGCCGCTAAGAAAAAACAGGAACGGCAGGAAGACAATCCGGCTCCCGGGAGCGAGCTGGAAAAGGAAAACCGCCAGTTGAAAGCTCAGGTGGCCGAACTTCAGAAGCGCATTCAGGAGCTGGAGGCCGAACAGAAGGCTGCCGCTTCGAAAGCCCGTGCTCACAAACTGATCTCAAAACTTGAAAAGCAAGGCATGGACTTCGGGGAGGATCGCGACAACGAACTCACGCGTCTAGCTGAACTGTCGGACGACGCTTTTGCCGCCACCGAGGCTGCCTATGAAAAGATGGCCAAAAGCAACAAGGCGGATGCCAAGCCGCAGCCGGAAACGGAAAAAGAGCCTGAAAAACACAAATCCAAAGCATCAAGCGAACCCCCCATGCGCAGTTCTGCCGGGGTGAGACCTCACGATGTGGATGACCGCAAGCTTTCCCTCGAGGATCGCCTGCGCACCGGCTTCATGGCTGCCTACAACAACCGTGTCGGTAACGAATCGAACGAAACCGTGGAAATCAACTAACAAGGAGAAGCGCTATGTCTTTTATCAATCCATGTCACAGGGGCCTCGCTTACGGTGACGGCTATATGCAGGGAGATGGCCAGCTTGGTCTTCTGGTGAGTCTGGTCGGAAACGATCTGTTTTCAGTCAACACCGATCCGGAGGTCCGTTCTATCGGCATCCTGATCAGGGATTATGCAGGCGGTGAAATGCCCGGCATCTACTGCAATGGCGGTGTGTACGAGACCGATGTCTTCGAAGGGACGATCAATCCCGGGGATGACCTGAAGGTATCGGCCACCGGTAAGCTGACCGGTGGAAACATCGGAAATGACGAGCATGTCATTGCTCAGGCCATTTCCGTCCAGAGCGGCGTTTTGAAATTCAAACTGCTTATTTAATCACAGGAGCTTATGCAAATGAAGAACAACCCAATGAACATTCACAGCCAGGAATACATGGAGACCATGGCAAGGCTCATGAGTGAAGCTCTTGAGTCCCCTGAAGGGATGCAGGCGTTGGCTGCTGCAATTGCCGCTCCGATCGAAGAGGAAATCCGGCGCAAGGAAATCTCCTCTCTGCTGCTGACCAAACACACGTTGCCCAAGGGCGAACGTCCGCTTTATCAGAAAAAGCCGACCGTCAAAGCCCACTGGATCAGTAAGGACGGTGAAGCGCAGGAGCAGGAAATCGGCAAAGATGAAGTCGAATTCCCGACCAACCGCATTCACTCCAACCCGATGGTGGATATTTCCGTTCTCAAAAACGGCAACATCGGCACGCTGATGGATATCCAGACCAGTGCATCCGATGCTATTCGAAAAGAGATGGACCGTAGATCCATCTCTGTGTTGTCGGCGGCAGTCCCTGCAGCCAATACCATTGAAGTGGCTGGAAACACGCTTACCGAGGAAGCCCTCAATGAAGCCATCTCCATCATCGAGGACCTCGAGCTGTCGGTGAAATACATCGTCATGCGCGGTCGCCGTTTCAACGATCTGCGCGGCTGGGATCTTGATCCTCAGACCAAGCTCGAGCTACGGCAGAAAGGTGTGGTTAAGAATTACGGCACCGGAGGCATCCTGTTGACGGCATCCATGCCCCTCGATGAAATTCTGATCATTCCGGATGAAGAAGTGGGGAAAATGCCAGTCCGTGAAAAGCTCAAAGCCGAATCCATCGACCAGAAGACCCGCTTCAAAACCGGTTGGCTGGTCTGGTCCGAAATCGGTCAGGGTGTTACCCGTCCGGACATTCTGGCCCGAGTGAAACTTGGTGTTTAATGCTGAAGGAGGAATCATGTTGACGATAAAAAATGTTCGCCCCGGCATTCTCATCATTCCGGATGCCGGACTAAAATTGCTACCCGGAGAGGTCGCACCTGTTGAAGATCAGACCGATCAGATCAAACACTGCCTGAAAACTGGCGTGCTGATTCAGATCGACAAAGAGAAAGCTGACAAGCCTTCTCCTCAGGGCAAGCAGGATCAGGATCAGGATGATGATCTGAGCAAGCTTAACGCGACCGACGCCATTTCCAAGGTCAATGAAGAGGCCGACCCGGCCAAGCTCAAAGGCTATATGGAAATGGAAAAACGCAGAACCGTGATCGACGCGTTGAAGAGCCGTCTTACGGAGGTTGACGTTGACGCTTCCTGAGCTCATAGCCGACTTGCGTATCGACCTGTCCGATCCGGATGCGTCTCTCTTTGTGGATTCGACACTGGAGAGATGCGTCCGGAAAGCAGTTTTTAAGCTGTCCCGGGATGCGGAGATTTCTCTCACCATCGAGGGAGAGCAGATTCTGCCGGATATCAGCGGAGAACTCAGGGAACTGCTCCTGTTGCTGGGGCAGATACATGCCTGTCAGGTGATGCGCTCTGCCACAGCCAATGCCTTTTCCTTTTCCAGCGGCGACAAGCGGGTCGATAAGTCAAAGCAACCTGAACACTGGGCCAAACTCGAAGTGGACCTGCTGGATGAATACCGGAAAAGACTCTCCGCCTTGAAACCCGGAACCGAGGTCAACGAGGATGGCTACATCATCACCCCCGTCGGTCTGTCACCGGTAATATATGAACAGGGAATTTGCCTTGAAGAGGATTGCTGATGCTTTTGACAGATCAGGAAAAAGAACAGGCAGTGAAGGACGTCAAAGAGCTGATTGTTTCATCCGGCATCACCGCCACAGTCCTTCGTATCGTTGCCGGTGAAAATCTATACGGAAGCGATGATCAGGAATACACCCCGACCGGCTCAATCCCTGTTGAAATTGTCCATACACCCCCGGAGGATCTCGCCGGAAAGATCGATGCCACTGTTTCGGTTTTGCCGGAAGCCGACGTTGTCCCGGAGGACAGACTCCAGATAGAAACAGTCACATACAGAATACAGACACTCGAAGAAGAACACTTCTTTGGAGTCATCACCCACAAATCCATCAAACTGGTGAAGTTCCATGGGCGTTAAACGGACCGGTGACTGGAACAAGGCGAAAGCTAAACTAAATGGCACACTCGGTCCCCGGATCGCTATGGCGCTTCAGCAGGCTACCATCAGCAATGCCCTGTTTCTTGTCCGTGAAATTCAACGCGGCATCCGCAATCAGGCTCCGGGCGGACAGGCTTTCGCCAAGCTGGCCGACAGCACAATTGCCCGCAAAGGTTCCAGTAAGGCGCTCATCGACACCGGCTTTCTGATCAACTCCATTACCCAGAAAATTATGGCGGACAAGGCATTTGTCGGTCTTCTCCGTGGAACCGTCAACAAGGACGGGAAAAGCATGGTGAATATCGGAGCTGTCATGGAATACGGAGCCACCATCAACCACCCGAACGGGGCGACCATAATCATCCCACCCCGACCGTTTCTTCATCCCATCATGCAGAAATACCGCAAAGAGATTGAGCAAAATTACAGGCAGGCCCTGAAAGGTATTCTCTGACCCGACACATCCGCAACGCTTCCGGTAAGTAATCTGGCAGAAACAACCGGAGGCTACCGTGAGCACAATACGAACCGTTACAGAAACACTGATCAGGCAGGTCAAGGCCGACATCCATCCCGACGCCTTGCTGGTCCTGCCTGATGATGTTTTCGAAGTTCAGCGCACGCCAAGCGTCATTCTGCAAGGGCCTAAGTTAAGTGAAAACAAACTGCGCCGCAGCCAAAGCCGCCTTATTGAAAAGAACGTGGACACCCTGTCGTTCGAGGAATGTTCCTTCCCGCGACTCTATCATCTCGACTTTGACTTGATCGTGACCGTGGACCGTGAGGTTGAACTCCTTGAATTTCAGGAATCGGTCTCCCGATTTGTCCAGCGCAATCCCGTTTTGACCATTACGGATCAGGGGCAACTCAACCTGGCGGAAATCGCTCCGTTGGGAAGTCTGAACCGGGTCAACCTTTCCAATCTGAAGCAAAGCTCCGGACGCATCCGCATTGAAGATTGTCCTGTTTACGATGGCGAAATCAGAAACGGCCATCTGATCAAGGACCGAACTTTCCAGTTTCACGGCAGCGTGAATGAAGAACGAACCTATGAACCCAAAGGAGATGAACAGTGATTGAAATCAGAAACCTTCAGTTTCAACCGCTCACCTTTAATCTGGCCGGAGACAGAACATTGCATCTCGGCCCGCGTGAGCGCACCTCGATTCCGCAAAAGGATATCTCACCTGAAATTACGCTCGCTGAAAAACGCGGCTTGGTGGGCCTTTCAAAGCCGGAAGAAAAACAGCCTTCCGTTTCAGATGAGACGGCTGAAACCAGCGAACCTAAAACCACGAAACGGAGGAAATAAGTATGCCTGCATATCTATCCCCCGGAATCTATACACGGGAAACAGACTTCAGTTTTTATGTAAAGCAGATCTCCACCTCGGCGGCTGCCATGGTGGGAATCACCCAAAAAGGCCCGGTTAACAAACCAGTGTTGGTTACGAGCTGGGAGCAGTTCATCAATAAATTTGGCTCCTACATCAACGAAGGATACCTGGCTTATGCGGCCAGAGCCTTTTTCGACAATGGCGGTTCGATTCTCTATGTCTGCCGTGTTGCCCACTATACCGACATTACGGATAAAGGCACCCTGAGTGCTGTTAACTCGGTTGCCGTTCTGTCCAATCGAGAGTCAACGCCTGAACTCACATTGCAAGTCAACGCAGCTAATCCCGGAACATGGGGCGACCGTATTTCCGTGACAGTCGAGGACGGTTCTCTGGACCCGGTCAATGCATTCAATCTCATTGTCAAATACAAGGACAACATCGTAGAGGTGTTCAAAGACCTCTCCATGGATGAAGTTTTGACCAGCCATGTGGAACTTATGGTCAATGAGGTTTCTGATTACATCACGGTCAGTGATTTGTCCCCGTCTATAGGGACTTCAAATGATAGACCCGCTGTTGGAAGTTACCCGCTAATTGGTGGCGGCAACGGTCTCTCCGGCATGACCGACTCGGATTACATCGGCGACCCGTCTCAGCATACCGGGCTTTATGCATTCGATGAGATCGATGCACTGAACCTGCTTATGGTGCCTGGTGTGACAACTGTTCCGGTCATTAACGCCGGGATTACCTATGCGGAAAACCGCAAGGATTTGCTCTTCATCGCCGACACGCCCTTCATGCTCGAACCGCTGGAGGTTGTCGACTTCAGAAAAGGTCAGGGAACCTACACCCACGCGGCATTCAATTCTTCCTATGCGGCTCTCTATTACCCGTGGTTGGAGATCAGTGACCCGATTACCGCCCGCAAGAAATACATCCCTCCCTGTGGCGCTATAGCGGGGTGCTGTGCGAGAAGCGACCAGAAGACCTATGTCTGGTGGGCTCCGGCCGGAATCGACCGTGGTCGCATATTCAATGCAGTGTCGGTTGCCTACAAGACCAGCCGGGGCGAACGCGATGTGCTTTACCCTGAAGGGGTCAATGTCATTGCTGTTTTTCCGGATACCGGAATCAATATCTGGGGCCAGAAAACACTCCAGAGCCAACCCTCTGCAGTGGACCGCATCAACGTGAGACGGCTGATGATGTATATGGAGGAAGCCATTTCCGAATCATCCCGTTTTGTGGTGTTTGAGCCGAACAATCCGCAGACATGGCGGGCTCTCGGTCGTTTGATTAATCCCTTCCTGCAGGACATCAAGGAGAAAGGCGGACTCTATGATTACGCCTTCCAGTGTGATGAAGAAACCAACACGCCGGTGGTCATCGATCGCAATGAAATGATTGCCCGGGTGTTCGTCAAGCCGACCAAGACAGCGGAATTCATCGAACTGAACTTCATTCTGACCGGCACAGGCGCGGACTTCAGTGAAATCATTTAATCAGGAGATAAAACCATGAGAAGTGGAAATATGCCAAAGAGCCTTTACCAGAACTGGCAGTTTGCCATCGAGGTGAACGGCTTTGATGTGGCCCTGTTTCACAAGGGGCAGGAGCCGAAGACCGAATTCGAGGAAGTGGCTTTTGCGCCCGCAGGTTCCATGTTCGACCAGAAAGTGGCCGGACGCGTGAAGTTTGAAGACATCACACTTGAAAAGGGAATCCTTCAGGATGGCTCTGATGAGGCGGCCCGGGAATGGGTGAAAAAACAGGTCGATGTCAATGCGGTAACCGGCGGGCTGCCTGCTGATTATCTGAAGGACATCGATGTGGTGCGCTATGACCGCAGCGGGAATGAAACCAGACGCTGGACGCTGCATGGCGCATGGATCAAGACCTTGGAATACGACGAACTCGAAGGCGGCAATACCGAAAACACCATCGAGAAACTGACTATCTGCTACCAGTACTGGACCTGATAAATAAGGAGTGAAGCAATGTATACCTACGAATTACCCAGTGGCATCGAGATCGAACTTAAGGAAATGACCGGTGCCGAAGAAGAGCTCCTGACCAACCAGCGCCTGATCCGGAATGGAGAGGCGATCAATCAGGTTCTCAGAAACTGTACCGTCCGGCTTGGAGAGAATGAAAAACCGACGGTGAACGATATTCTCGACCTGCTGTCAAGCGACCGCCTTTTCGCTTTGGTAAAGCTGCGCCAAATTTCCCTCGGAGATGAGGTCGAACTGGAGCTGATGTGCCCGAATGCATCGTGCCGGATGACCAACTATGTGACGGTCAATTTGGAGGATCTCAAAGTCACTCCTAACGCTGATGAGCGTGAGTTCGAATTCAAACTGCCAGGTTCCAAGAAAGCGGTTCGTTTCGGATTCCTCGATGGCCATAAGGAAAAGCGTCTTGCCGCATTGCGTGAGCCGAACATCTCATCGGCCATGATGATTCGGCTCATCGATATTGACGGAAAAGCCCCCAGCAAGAAATCCCTCGCTGAAATGTCCATGCGTGACCGCAGTGCCCTGCGACAGGAAATGGCCCGGGTGGATGCCGGTATCGATACGACAGTCGAAGTCGACTGCGATGGCTGCGGCACCCGGATTAGAACACGTCTCGAGGCCGAACCGGCTTTTTTATTTCCAGGAGTTCGCTTGTAAGCGACAGCTTCTTTCTCGCCTATGGCGGGCTCCACTGGAGTTATCAGGAAATCCGATCACTGCCGCTCAGGCGCAGGCAACAGTTTGTAGACGCCTTGGAGCGGCAGATTGATTTTGAACGGGAGCAGATGGATAAGCGATGATGAATAACGACCTTGGACTGGGCATTGTCGTATCGATGAAGGATGCGTTCACGCAAAACGCCCAGCGCATTGAAAGTTCGATGACAAGCCTTGACGGAACCGTCGCGGCCGCCAGCGAACGTATGACCAGAAATCTGGATCGTATCCAGAAAGGCGCAATGATGGTGGGAGCCGGTCTTGCGCTCATGGCCGCACCCGTTGCCTTGGTCGCATCCACCGCTGCCACCCAGAAAGCCCTTGGAGAGCTGGCCTCTCTTGGTGTCAAGGACCTCGGAGCCATCGAAGATGCCGCCGAATCGTTCACAAACCAGTGGTCTGGAGCCAACAAGGCCGCATTTATCACGGCCACATACGATGTGAAATCGGCTCTGTCCAATCTCAGTGACGAGGCGGTCGGCGTCTTTACCAACATGGCTGGTCTCACGGCGAAAGCCACCAAAGCGACCACACAGGAGATGGTCGGGACCTTCACCACGGCTTACGGCATCTTCAAGCCCATTATGTCGGATATGACCGATATGGAATGGGCCACCGCCTTTTCCGGAGCTATGGCTCAGACCGTGGCCTCTTTCAAGACCAATGGAACCCAGATGGCCGATGCGATCAAAAATATCGGTGCCGTTGCCGCCGCCAACAACATTCCTCTGCAGGAACAGCTGGCGATCCTCGGTCAGTTGCAGACCACCATGCCGGGCTCAGAGGCTGGAACACTCTACAAGGCGTTCATCATGAAAGCGGCCGAGGCCGGTGATCAGCTT